CACCACCTGAATAAGATTGAGAAGTGCCAGACAATGAAGAAGTCTTTGCGCTACCGCCTGTGCCGCCAGCATTTGTTGCGTTACTGCCACCGCCACCAGCTCCACCACCGCCACCACCGCCACCTGATCCATTACCGCCGTTAGAACCAAATCCAGTTGCGCCACCAGAATTACCTTGAGTAGCAGTTCCGCGAGTACCTGTGTCAGTCGCACCACCGCCTGAACCGCCTGAAACTCCATTTGACGTATCACCTGAACCACCACCGCCGCCGCCTAAAGCGGTTGATGTTGCGAATACAGAATTAGAACCAGCCCCGCCGTTTGTTCCAGAACCTTGGTTTGATAATCCTGCTCCACCTGCACCGACTGTAATTGTGTATGCAGTCGCCTTGCTCAAAGTTCTCGCGGTTTGTTCTAAGTAACCACCGCCACCACCGCCAGCTCCGCCGTTACGCGATGACAGATTCCATCGAGCAGAACCACCGCCACCACCGCCAGCAATTACCAATAAATCAATATCAAAAGTGACAACTGGTGGAGTTGGTATTCCATGAACGGCTGCTACTTGATTAAGCAATTGCGCCCACCACGTACCAAGTGTCTGTCGCTGTCTTGATGCAGACCGCGCTCTTGTACTGTGCAAGGGTTGGAGAAGCTGCTGTTGCCCCTGCTGATAAGACTGTAGTTGTGGCTGGAGTTACTGCCGAGATTGTGCATGTACCCGCCCCGATGTTAAGGACTGTAATTGCTGTGCCTACTGGAAAAGCAACAGAGGCATTGGTTGGGAGCTTAAAGGCGATGGCAGTTGCCTTGTTCATGAGCTGCAAAGCCTGATACTGGTCGGCTGATACGGCTGTGTAGTCGGCTGTCTGGGCTGAACCAATCGTGAAAGTTGGCAGGCTGTTATAGGTAGCCGCTGTTAATACGTCTCCTGTTGTGACTGGAAAGGTTGCCATGTTGCTCCTAATAACTCAAAGTTGATGTGCCGATTATACCAAAGATAGTGCTTCCAATAATGAAACCATCCACTATTGGCTCAAGCGTGGTGATTGCTACTTGCATTTTATTCGCTGTTATATCCCAAGCAAAGCCCTGCGCCTGTAGAACCTTCTGTATTGTCGAGCCTGACTCTGTGACGTTTGTGATGTCTAGGTTGTCAAAGTAATCAAGCCCAATAAGGGTGTCAGTTGGAACTGCTGGGTCTAGTAAGTCCACCAGCATCTCGTCAATACGAATCGTGGTTTCCTTGCGGGTATTGACATAGTTCTGGGCGATGCCTAGGACAATGGCATCAGTCTGCGCCACAAGATTCTCTTGTGTCAGGCTGTGTGGGAAATACTTGTCAATCGAGGACTGGCTAAATACCTCTTGGGCTGTGCCGCCTACGCGGTTGAACTTCACATCGTTGATAATAAGCTTGTCATCAAAGGCATACTTGACGTTGCGGTAAGGGATGCCTGTGGTCTGGTTAAAGGCGATAGCAGGTTCACCAAGGCTAGATGTAACCTCTGTGCGGTTGAGATATACAGCAGACCCGTCTGCGCTCATATAGAACGCGCCGAGTCCTTCAGAGAACTCTGCGTTCTTAATGGCATCGAGGGTAGAGCGATTGGTTGCAGGATCAGCCACGCAGGTAGATACGCCAGTCGAAATCTGACGCATGGATGCTGGGAATGACACGTTGTCGAGAATCTTGTTAATGCGTGTGCCTGTGTCTTGCCCTGCTGGTGTATCCGCAATAGTGGACACGTTAGACATCTGCAAGAGACGGAAGCCATCGGTACACATGATGTCCACATAGGCAGTCTCCTGCCCTACTGGGAAGGTGTAGCGGTAATCATTGACATAACCAGAGAATAGGAAATGCTCTGCTGTTGGTGTGGTAGCAGAGATGCGCAGCTTACGAAGTGGCACTAGGTAGCCAAAGTACGGGCTGGATGGGTTCTGTGGGTTGAAGTAGCCTAGCGGGTCTAGAACTCGCACAATGGCTGTGCCAGCATCGTAGGTGTCCTTCATGACGTTACGACCACGCCTGATAGAGATGCTGTATACGTCTGGAGTTAAATCAACTGTTGGGATAATGACATCAGATGAGCCAAAGGAATTGACTCCGATAACTCCGTTATCTGGTGAACCAATCACAAAGCCTGACCCGAAGGTTGCCCCGCCAGAGAAGTCGAAGCTGACTGCTATCTGTGCGGGTAAGCTCATAAGAAGAATCCAGAGTAACGCTCTAGTTGTGCCACCTTGCCAGACGATAGAGAACTGTTTTGTAGATTACGGGCAATAGTCTCGGTGAGGTCTTGCTCGGAAATAACTGATCCTGCAACGTTCACCACAACTGTGCTGCCAGCGTTAGGGTTGTAACTCAAGCCTGTCATCTGGTTGTAGGAGATCATGCCGTCTGACGGGTAGGCAGATACGTTTGTTGCTGGTGGTGTTGGAACGCTTGTGTTGCCTTGTGGCGATGTAGGTACTGGCGCGCTGGTCATAATGGCGGCAGCCTTGCCAGCAAGATAGGAAAGATAAGCATCAAGGTACTCGAATGGGTTACGGGCGTTAGGTAGGGCAGATAAGAACTTGGCTAGGTTGCCAGAAGCATCTTGAGCCATAAGAATCTGGTTGGTGAGGTCTCTGGCTACTGCTTCGTTGCCGTTAAGGATTGCAAGTTGCGCTTGAACGCGCATTGTTTCCTCTTGGGTAAGTTTGCCCTTAAGAGCTGCGACCAATTGAATCTGCTCTAGGTCAAAGACTGTGGCTGACTTGTTAAGGCTGTTCTGCTTCTTCTGCTCGGCTGTCAGAGCCTTTGTAGATGCAACCTGCTTCTTAGTTAGGGCTGCAACTTCCTTGGCTCGCTTAGCGGCTGCTGCTTCTGCTTCGCGCTGCTGGCGTGTGCGGATTGCTGTACCTGCTGGTGAGGCTGAACGTCCGCGAGATACTGTTGGAGTGCGGTCAAGCGTTCTAGCCAGCAAGCCATCTGCGCCTGTAAGACCACCAAAGGAAGTAAGGAAATCAAGACCCTTGTATAACTTGGTTAAGCCGCTAATGGCTTGGGCTGTAGCCATCGTGATTGCGTTAATGCCCTTGGCAATATTCTCAATAGTCTTCTGTGCATCGCTAGCCTGTGATCCACCACCAAGGACTGCGAAAGCATCGACTAGACCCTTACCGATTGACTCTTTAGCGTTCTCTGATGAGACGCGCAACACATCTAATTTATATGAAGTAGTGGTGAGGTAATCCTGCGCTGCGCCAGCAGACTTAGCCAGCATAATGCCAAGGATGTCGTTGAATGACCTCGTTGTAAGTTCTGCGCGGGTAAGTCCTGTGTTGTACTTGATAAGTCCGCGAGTGATGCCTACATAGCCTTTGCCTAGGTCTGTGGTGACTGTGGCTAAATCTATGGCTGTGGCTCGGCTAATCTGGATGGCATTGTTAAGCAGCTCTTGAGACTTGGTTAATGATCCAGTTATGTTGAGCAAAGATTGAAACGCTGGGCGTAATACGTCATCTGATATTGCCGCGCTTTGTTCTAGCCCAGCAATAAAGGAAGCAACCTGCACCTTGCTAAATGAAAGCCCAAGGTTATCAACTGCGCTGGATAGTCTGCGAGCTGCTGCCTCATCTTCTGCAAAGGCTTTAACTGCTGCTTTGCCATAGGCTGCCATAGCAGATGCACCGAGGGTAATACCTAAAGTCTTGCCAAGTTGCTTAACTGTCTTATCAAGGCGCATGGCGGCATTGTCAGCATCCTTAAACGCCTTCTTGCCTACGAACTCCGCCGCTATATCGACTCTTAAGTCTGCCATTACTTCTTCACCTTTGCATTAAACTTAGCGGCTGAACGCTCGATTGCCTTGATTACTCCTGCTGTGGCTTTGCCCTGATCTTCCTCAAAGGCTCTGAAGATTGCTCTACCTGTCATCTTCTGCTTATCGCCCTTAAGTTGTCCACCTAGGCGTGGCGTGAAGTTGCCTGTAACGCCTGACTTACGACCGGCAGTTTCGTAGATTGCTCCTGCTGCGCCTTTGTTAAATATAGATGCTAAAGCCCTGAAGCCTGAACGATTGGCTTTGCTAGGGCTTGTCTTGTAGCTGATACTGCGGCGGGCAATAGTGGCATCGTAAAAACGATTAGCCCAACGACCTTTGGCGTTAGGACGCTTTAACCATCCGCTTGGAGCTTCTGCGTTTGATGGTAAATAACCGCGAGCA